AATGCCAAAGTGCTTGCTTGTTTATCTTCTCCAACCAAAGCAACGTTAAGGGCGGTGGTTATTGTTATTGGAGTACAATTGTAAACTCCCTTAGGAAAAAAAACAATACCGCCGGAGGTTTTTATTGAATTTATGGCGCTAGAAATTGCCGCCGTATCATCAGCAACGCCGTTACCGACCGCGCCAAAGTCCTTGACGCTTACAACATCACGCAGTTTACTCTGCACCGTGCGCGTGACCGCATTAGCGCCAGACTGCAAAAATGAGACATCAACGCTTGACATTGACACGTTGGAAATGCTGCCGCCAGTGATCGACACGTTAGCTAGGCTGTTTGTGCCGTTGCCGATGCCGTTGATGCCGTTCACCACCGTCGAGAAGTTGTTGTCCAACTGCGACAGGGGGATTGGGCCGGTAGACCCGGCAAACGTGTTCGGAATTGTGATCGGAAGCGCCATTAGAACCTAGCCCTCATTTCATATTCGAGTTCAAGAGTGTTCAACGTAAACAAGGCGTTAGACGCCGTAATCGTCAAACCTAGGTACTTACCGTATTGCTGGGCATCGCTCTTATAAAGGGTATACCCATTGTTGTACCAACTTATAGTCGTGCCGCTAGAGTTTGTCCACGGAATCGTGCTGCCGCCTGAGTTTGTCCAAGTGACGTAAGTGATGTCTATGCCCGTTAAGCTCGACTTCACCTCGTTGTCTATGGTCGCACTCAAAGTGCCTACAGTAGTAGTGGTGGCTTCAATTGCGGCTTTGAGCGCCTGCTTGTCCCTAATCGGGTCTGTCAACGGCCACAGCGCGCTTCTGATGATGACGTTAGCGCCCGCGGTGCTGCTGTTATACAGCTTGTACAACCCTGTGCTGGTAGTGCCGTACAGCGAGATAACACCGCTCACCGGCACACTGGTCACATAACTCAACGCGCCCTGCGATGTAAAAAACCACCGCTTGTCAAAAAACACTGCCTGAATAGGCCGCGCCGTATTAGTCAATGGATCGTTGTAGGTAAACGACCAAGCGGCGCAGAGAATGTTGTTTAGCAGCACCTGGCCGCCGCTCACCGGCTGCGTAAAATCAATGAACGGAAAAACACCATCCAACTGCGAGCTGAGCTTGCTTGTGGTCGAACCCACCAGCGCATACACGCCGTAATCGTTCATAAACAGCACTGACCGAAAATACGGGTAAATGGTCATATTGCGCTTGGTGCCCACCGAGGCACTGGCGTTGGTGTTGGTGAAGATCGTCGTGCCGTTTGTTTGTACACGAACGTCCGAGAAGACGTTGATGCTATCGTCACCAAACACATACAGGAAGTTGTTGGCCGGTAGCAGCGCCGTGATGTTGTTGTGCAGCGTCTCATCCGTCAGCAGGATGTTGCCGGCGCTCACGCTCACAAAATCGTTGTATTTGCCGGCTGCCGAATAGTAGACAGTGCGCCCCTGCGCCACCCAGACCCGCCCCGAAAACGTAGACACATCCACGCTCTGGTCCGTACTAGCCACACCCTGCGCAATGGCCGCTCCTGTGCTAAACGAGACCGATGGCGCAGAGGTATACCCCGTGCCGTTGTTGGTCATGATAATAGCAATGACGGCGCCGCCAGAGATAATTGCCGTGCCCGCAGCACCCGCACCACCGCCGCCGCTAAAGGTAACGCCCGGCGCGCTGGCATAGCCCGTACCGCCGCTTAGGACGGTCGCAGCAGCCGTTCCTTTAGCAAAACTAAGGGTACTACACACCGCAGCCGCACTAGCCCCTCCACCGCCCGTGAACGTGATGCTGGGAGGAGACGTGTAACCAGACCCCGTTTCCGTAAACAACAACCCGCTTACCGAACCAGCCGTTACCAACGCTTGGGCAACAGCCTGCACACCACCCGTTTCATTGGGCGCTCCAATCGCCACAGAAGGCGCGGAGGTGTAACCCGTTCCAGCGTTGGTAATGCCGTAAGCCGAGATGGAGCCAATAGACACCAGATTGCTGGCATCCCAGGTAAACAAACCCTTGTCAGTATCAATGATAAGGATGCGGTCATTTTTCCATTGCGCAATACGCACACCAGAAGCCGAGAATTTGGCCGCCGCAGCTATTGTGCCAGTTGCAGCCGTGTCAATTCGGTAGTATTGCGCCCCGCCATTGGTAAAGAACGCAACAATGTAGTCCACGTTCTTAATGCTGCAATTGTACAACGCCGCTGGCGTACCGCTCCAAGTAAACAAAACGCTCGATTGTAGCCCTAGCGTTTTGATATTACCAAAGCCAATAGGCTGCGCATTCTCTAGCCAAGCAAACTCATCACTATCAATTGCCGTGCGATTAGCTTGGGTATTTACACCCTTAAAGTTCTTAACGACCTGATAGGATTTCTTTTGCTCAGCCGCGGCCATGCTAAAATCCTGAACCGTAGGGGTCGGGCATCCGGCGCGTAAAGCTGGTGTTAATCACCGACATGGCTTTAGCCTTGTACTGGTTTAAGAATATCTCAGCCTCGCCGTAAGACTGCTCCTTAAACTTGGCTTGATGGCAGGCGTAGTAAGCCACAGGGTCAGTCCACGGGCTGATAATGGTATCCACGTCCGTTGTGTTGACCAAAGCCGTGGGCAGGATGATCGTATCCAATTCCATCTGGTAAACTTGGTCAGGCACCGGGCTAAGGTAAAACGACTGCTGCCCATACACTGAAAAAGCGATTGGCCGGCCATAGTAGTTCTGCCAAAACCGCAATTCCGCGTTAAACTGGGTCCAAGGCAGGTAGCGCAGCGGAATGCGCGTGTTGCCCCAGTACAAATTAATGTTGAGGATGTCCATCGTTTGGATGCCGCTCGGCAGCGCGCTAAACAAATAGACTTCTTGGTTTGTAACCGTATTTACGGTCTGGATGGTGCGCAAGCACCCCGTATCGCGCACCAGTCGTTCACGCGCGGCGTTGATATAGTCGGTTAGCTCGCCGTCAGACCAAAAGTTGGCGTTTGCGTCATGCAAAAGCCGCCTGCACTGCGTAATGTAAGTCTGAAGGGTAGCCATCGACTCTCCAACTCATGATACGAGTGCAATAACCTTGGGCCGTTCTTCTTTCGGTTCCTCATCAGAAATAACAAACCGATTTAGCCGTTCCAAGCCTTTGGGTATGTCGTTAGACGTGACCGCCCAGCCTAGCCTAGCAAGCACGGGTACGCGATTAGCCAATCCGTACCCAAAAACGTGCCGCGCAACCTCCACAGGCACCATGACGGCCTTTCCGGGCGGGAACGTGTACTTGTCCCCATGCCACATATCCTCAAACACCTCTTTGGTGCTGTTGCTCACCCACACATCATTCATAGGTTTACAATATCGCCCCAAACGGAAATGTTTACCGCCGAGTTAGCAACCGCAGTACCCACCTTCACAAACAACGCCGGGGCTGCGTAAGCCGTGGTGGCCGCACCAGAAGCAAGCGTCAAATCCTGCCAGGTGTTGGCCGCGGTTACGTTGCCGATCGTCTGACCACCCGAGGTGGTGACAGCGTTGGAAGTGTTGCCATCACTGGAGGTCAGAATGGTCAGGTTGGCCGTAGCCATAGACGGCACAGAACCACCCGCACTGTTAGATGGGTTGGTCACGGTGATACGCCGAATGATGTACGAGCCATTTCCAAAAGGGGAACCAACGCCCCCCCTAAGAATTGGCAGGGAAACCACAGCGTTGCCCGTGCTGGCAATTGACTGCCCAGGCGCAAAAGCAATCCGGTACGAACCGAAAAAATCTTGCGTGTTTTGACCTACGCTATCGGGAGTTGCCATGGTTAATCCTCCTTACCAAGCCGTGCCGGAACCGCTGGACACGTTGTTGCCGCCGTTCACGGTCAGCAGCGTAACGGTCTGCGTACCCGTGGTAGCGTTGGCGCGCACGTTGAAGCCGTCCGAAATCAGCACACCGCCCGTGTTGTTCGCCAACAGCGTGGACCAGCTATTTGCCGAACCCGTGTAGTTGTTGACTTCAATGGTGACGTTGGCCGCAGGCAGCATCAGGTAGGTGCCAGCCGGGACAAACTGCGCATTGCTCATCGCGGTGGCGTTGCCGGCACCGACGCTGGAAATGGTCACAGGCTGCAAATACGCG